AACCATTAGCCTCTCCGCGAAGGCTTGCGGTGCCAAACTTCTTAACGTTTGTTCTTGTTACTACCGACCCGCTACGCGTAATTGTTTTGGCGTATGAACTTGAATCAGTAAAGGTTGTGCCATTATCAGCCCCATCCATGTGCGCCAACAGCAGAACAGTCCTACCGTCACTTCTCGCTCCCGGTGTAAACGTCGTAGCAGTCGTCACCCATGCCACGCCAGGGTTGAATCCAACCCCATCGGTTCTTGCCCCCGGCGTGAACGTGGTGGCCGGTGTGACCCATGCCACCCCTGGGTTGGGTCCATTGTTTGCGCCGCCTGGCGTGAAAGTGGTAGCAGGTGTCACCCACGCCGCACCACCGTTATACCCCTGGCCGTCGGTCCGCGCTCCAGGTTCAAACGTGGTGACATTCGTGACCCACGCAACACCAGGATTCTCAGCCACCGTGAAGGTTTGCAGCGTCCCGTAATTCATCGTTACGCTCACCAACGAAAGCGTCTGCGGCGTTGTGTCATAGTCCGCCGTCAGCAGCCAGCTCAGTGATCGGCTCACGCTCTCGCGTCGCACAAGCTCCGCTACCGCACCCACTACAGCGGCTTTGGTAACCGCTGCCGCGTACACGTCACCCCCTGCGCCAGCAGTCCCAAGACTGCTCCAGATGTTGCCCGGTGCCGCAGGGTCAAACCCTACCGGCGCCGTGATCGTGTTCGCTAGGGCTGGGGTGCTGTTCACCGCTGGGGTTAAGGTTGACAGGTTGGTGGCTGGCACCGCCATGGGGAACCAATCCGCCCCGCTACCGCCGGACACCAACCCCGCCCCACCGTCGAGCATGGCGTCACAGCCGGCGACCAGCCCCTGTGCATCAAACGCATAGGTGATGCCATTGGCGCGGAACTTGCCAATGGTTCCCGAAGCCTCAATGAAGATCACCGCCAGCGGCTCGCTAGGGATATTACGAAACTCGGTGGTGATGGACTTGCCATTGGCCATCCCCGACAGGATCGCGTGGACCACCGTGCCGTAGGTGTAGGCGGCAGCGCTGCTGGCACCATTGACAAACGTCATGCCAGTGCCATTGTCCCCGGCGCCATCAGCGGGCCTGAGGTAGCTATCTGGGGCGTACTGCATGTCGTACTTACCCGTGCTACTAGCTTCGCCCTGGCCAAACTGCAAGGTTACCGATTGAGGTACTGACTCGCCCCTTGGGCCTGTTTTGTCTAGGCTACTGTTAGTTGTTACGTCGTTTTGAATGTTGTCTAGCTTGTTGTTTTGCTCGTCAATTTCTTTGGGTGGCACTGGAATTTGCCCGCGTCCTATGTTAGTTACAGTTTCGCTGCCGCTGCAGACTAGCGCACTCATCCGATTGAACAGCGCCATGGTGCTTGCGACCCTGGCGGTATCGTTAAATCTGCTAGCCAATCTCATTGTTGCCGAAGCAATCGTTTTGCCGGACGACGTTGCCCCCCACGCTTGGTAGACGGTGGTTTTTTGTAGCGTTATATCAGATGCCTTATTCTCTGTTTTCTCAACTACAGTTTTTCTCACCAGGAAGTTGCCCTGAGCGATGTTGACACCGTTGTAGTTTTCAATAGCAAGCCCGCCCGCAAAGGCAATCAGTGGCTCGTATTCTTCTGTTACTTGCCGTGTTTCTACCGGGCCATCTTCTGTAATCTTGTAAGATTTGAAAACCTTGGTCGCTTTGACCTGCAACGCAAGGGGGTTGTAACCGCTGCCACCCTCTCGCTTTGATTTCCATTCAGTTGGATTTACGGCAGCACTGCAGGTAGTTGTGTCTGATGTTGACCTAAAAAGTACGTCTTGTTTTTGGACTAAAAAGTACGTCTTGTTTTTGGATCTTGCCGTCCTTATCCTTGTAGTTAATTGTTCTGTAAAAACTCTGGTTTACCGACTCAGAAACAAAGCTAACAGAATCCTGGAAAGTTGCCTTAACGTTGTTAACTGTGCGTTGATATTCAATCTCGTATTTCTGTACGGGGCTGATGGTTTTTTGATATGTCCAATTCCTTGCGTAACTTGGCCCATTCTGATCATCAGTGTTCCAGGTAACCGCTTTGTCATCCGGGTTCTTAGGCTTGTAATTCGGTGGTGCCTCGACCGCCGTGTACTCAACCAGGATTTCATCAGGTGCCGCAGGATCACCGATTGACTCCATCGTGATCAGGTCACTTATCGCCAGCAACGGCCCCGTAGCGGCCGGGGCCAGCACCCGTCGCAACCGCAGCGTCTCCGCTGCATCAATGAAGCCATACAGACCGACCTCACCATGGGTGATCCCGCAACGGGTTAGACAGGTGGCCACCACGGTGCTCAGGTGGCAGATGTTTGGAGTGGATCCTGCTGCTGTTGGCTCAACCGGCGTCCATTGCGGGTTCTCGTCGGCATAGAAAATCTCCGCCTTCACTAGGTCCCACTTCAGAGCCAGTAGGCACCCAACGGTCAGGGTGGTCTGGTTTTCGATCGGGTCGCTCTCGGCCTTGATCACCCGCAAACGCCTCGGGAACCGGGTCAGAGTGTTACCAGGCAACCGCACCCCCAGCAGAAACTCGGCGCCCTTGGCCGGCTGGATGAGGCCGCTGATCACCACCTCCCCTTGCGTGCGCAGGAGGCCAACGCCAGGCTGCAGCGGATCGTCGGATAGCTGCCCGCTGATCACGGTCCCCAGGTTGCTGAATGCCTGGGCGCGAACATCAATAGGTGCCGCAGGCATTAGCCGGCCCTCCGCTTGAGCTTTACGGTCACGACGTAGCGCTCGATCACCGCACCGCCGCTGACGATCTGATCACGCTCTAGACCCAGGTCGCCTACCGGCCAGAAGTCGGCGGCGCTAGGGCGTGCGGCGATGGTGGCAGCAAACCAGGCCTTGACCGCAGTCCACCCGGCGGAATTGGTGACCCCCCGGACGGTCCGCACCTCAGAGGCCACCAGGGGCCCCCGTGTTACGAACCCTCCGGTACTGGTGGGCTCCAGACTTGGGCCATCCTCGAATCCCTCGGGCTGATCCAGTAGGGCCAGGGTGGTAGTGCCCAGGGTGATGGTGCCGTAGGCAGGCAGGAAGGCATCACCACCCAAGCGGGCTTTTTCGTTCTGGCGCAACACCACCGCCAGCTGTTGCGCCGCATCGATCAGCGTGAGGTTGACTTTCACCCATGCCCCGGTCGTCTCGCCCGCTGGGGCCCCGGTGAACCAACAGGCCAGGCCGGTGACACTGCGGCCATGGGCGGAGCAGGTAAGCGCCACGGTGGCCCCTACTGCTCGGCTGGCGATGGTGGGGGATTCCAGGATCTTGGCCGCCTGCCAGGCATCAAAGATCGAGCAGCACGTCACCCACTGCGCTGGTGTGCAGAGCCCCGCCACGGTGAAGCGCCGCGCCGTCAGCCCCTGCTCAGTTTCCGCTTCGGTATAGCCAAACGGCTGCGCCTGCAGGTAACGCAGGGTGAGGGTGGTGCTGCCGTAGGTGAGCTGGATGCTCATCAGGGCACCCTCAACGAATCCGCGCCATGGTCTGCTGCAGCTTCAGGCCGGATCCATCGCCCCGCACATTGACCCCCACGTTCCACGCTTTACGCCTCAGTTCAGCTACCTCCTGGCTCAGGTTTCCAACTGCTGCCGCCAGATGGGCCATTGCCGGATCGGATCCCACCCGCATCACACCAGCACCGCCCAAGACCCCGGATTCCTTAAGGCGGCTGGTCACGGCAGCGGGGATCACGGTGCCTTTTGATGGCGCCATCCAGAGGCTGTTTGCGGGTCGATTGATCAAGCTCAGCGCCCCCGATGCCGACAGGAACGACTCCTGCCCCAGACTCATCCCGCTCGGGCCGTCGTTGATTCGGTAGGTCTGGCCGGCATCTACCGGGCCACCAGTGAACCGGGCAGGGGGTAGGCCGGCGGCAGCGTTCAGGCTGTTGTAGAACGACCGGGCGGCATCGGCAGCATTGCTCATGTTGCTGGCAAGCCCTGCGGTCTGGCTTCTGGCGGCACCCGTGGCCTTGGCGGCGCCGTTAATGAAGCCGCTGATTTCGTAGTAGCCCCGGCCGGTGTCTTTAACCTGTAATCCTGTCTCCCTGATTAGCCCTTGGAAGGTTCTTGCCTGATTCAAGGGGGTATACAGGAGATCCTCGTAAGCGTTGAACTGATCCCTGGTGCCCTTGGTGGCCTTGAAAGTGCCATCGGCAAACAGCGCCAAATTCTTGGCGGCGGCTTCGGCCTTGATCTGGTTTTGCGCGGTTTCGTTGGTAACACCAGCAATCAACGACTCGATGGCCTGGGTCTTGCTCAGGATTTGGAGCTTGGAGTCAGCAACCTGCAAGCCGATCTGAGCTTTTTGCAATTCCAGCTCTGCTTTTTGCTGTGCCACTGCATCGCCGGCCAGGATGGCCGATTGGAGAATTAGCTCTTTTTCCCTTATCTCTAACCTTGCAGTGCTTGCCGTTGCACTGGCCTCTTGTATTGCCTGTTCCTGTTGCAAAGACAACAAGGCCCTTTGCAGCTCTTGTTGTTGGACTAGTGCATTATACTTAAATGTCAAAGCGGCTCTATCGATCTCGTCGCCTTGGCGCTTAATGGCGTTGATTTCGCTCTCACTGGCGCCACGCTTTTGAGCTTCCTGTAGCTCGTAGTCATTGCGATTACGGATA